AAATTTTGACTACTTTTTTCCGATAGTTTCATTTTTGACGTCAGATTTTCTATGGACGATGCAACACTTATTAATTGATCACCTGAGAAACTAAAAAATACATCCTTTATCGCTGAGCCAAGCGGTTTTATAACCGACCACAGCCCTTTAAGCAAATTTTTTGTAATTTCTAGCCCATAATAGAAACCTTCCATTGCAACTGTAAGATCCGTATTCTCAATCGCTTTAACCATCTTGCTAACGTTATCAAGAAAGAAGTCCGTAAACTGCTTTGTAAGTGTCTTTTGATTGCCGTAGCTCGTTTCCATGGCCGAAGTAAAAATATCAAGACTAATCTTACCATTTTTAACAAATTTCTTTACCTGTTTTTCCGAAACCTCAGTTCCTTTTGTCAACTCTTCTAATGCCGAAGTGGTCGCGTAGGAGGCTCTAATGGTTCCGTCGGTCACGCCATTAATATAATCAGTTAAAGAAGCTGTAGCACTTACATTGTTCTTTTCTAACTTCTTAAGTTCTTTTGTACTTACAGCCCCCTTTTTCTTTATGGTGGCAAACATATCGGTAAGTTTTTCATTAGTCATTCCGCTAACTTCTGCTAGTCCAGATATGGCACTCTTTTGCTCATCAAACACTAAAGCACCTTTAACGTTATTAATCTGTATTCTTAACGCGTTAAACAACTTTACAAGTTCGCCATTTTGTTCAACCAACGGCGATATGAAGCCGGCGCCAATTCTTGCCAGTGCCGATTTCATATTGGATAGTGCTCCATTAAAAGTTTCGTTTGCTCTCTTTGCAGAGTCCCCAAACGCCCAGGTCATCGCGTCGGAAAAATCTTTAAAACTAACCTTACCTTTGGATACCATATCTCTAACGGAAGCCTCTGTCATGTTAGACTGACCACGAACCTCTTTATAATAATCAGCCAATGTTGAAGCGGCATTAAGACCTCTACTCGATAACTGAAGTAGCTGATCACCCATTAGACGACCATTACCGGCTACGGTAGTAAACACGGTTGAAATATCTTCAAAAGACGAATTTGTCATCGCTGCTACACCTGTAATACCTTTTAATGCGCCAAGCATGTCTTCACCAGCTTGTACACCGGATGCTGCAAACTGAGATGCCGCTTTTGCTGCTTCATCATAAGCATATGCGGTTCCATCTACTGATTCCATAGCATCAGCCATGACCGCTTGGACTTTTGTTTCATCTTTTAACAATGCTTGTAGCTGAAAGTGAGCGTTCTCAATGTTCATCGCTCTTTTAATACCACCACTAACAATAGAATCCGTAACAAAGCTAATACCCTTAGCTAAGCTATTCATTAAGCCATCTGTAATATTCTCAATTACTCGCATGCCGACAATTCCTAAAGTGGAAAATCGTTTTTCCAGAGCTTCAACGCTAGAAGCAAGGCTAGCAAACGATACGTTTTTCGACGCTTTGTCTAAATTTTGTAACGCCTTTGTCGAGTTTGTAAGGCCTAATGCCGTCTTTAGTCTAGTTAATGTACCCATTGTGGTCTTCGCATTCTTTTCAAACTCAGCATTATCAAAGCGCATTTCAACAACTCTTTTATCAACTGATGTACTCATATGCTAGTAACCTCCTTCCATGCTGCTTTTGCTAATTGATCAAATACAGGTCTTAATGCGGGATTGATGTAATCTCGGCCTTGTACGTACCCGCCATTCTTAGTACCATGACCATATTGTAAAATGACTGCAATATTTACACCCTTCTCTATATGCGAATTCTCCCAATAGATCGAGATGTTTCCGTTCTTTTCCACAATCTTATATCCCCAGGATCCGGCAGTCTCTCCCGTGTCCTTCGGGGTAGCAGAAGCAAGGGCTGCTACTCCCTCTTTGGCATATTTCTCCAAAACATTTAAGTAGTCTCTTCCTAAAGATTTCTTCAAAAACTTTTCAAGATTCTTGAAATTACCCTTGCTTCTTAATGAAATCATATTAATCACTTCTTTTCTTTAAAATATCAAAGCGAAATCTGCTCTATATGAGCTCTTGTTTCTAAAACCGATAAGTAATTTTCCATCGCCCTTACTTGTAGATTGTAGGTACTTCTTGGACAAGCGGGCTCAAAATCTAAATTATCAAAATCCCATGCGGCAAGCATTGAATATAATTTGTCCAAACGAATTTTAAGCTGCTCATACTCCGCTCTAAATCTCGATGCATAATTTGAACTCAACATGTTTTCAACTGTGTCGCTTAGTTGTCTTTCTTTCATGGTTTTATTCTCCTTTTCTTTAAAATATCACTTATTTCTTCAGTTTTCCATTCTTTAAAAGCTCAAGAAGTTTCGTGTTCTGTTCCGCACTTCCAGAATAAGCACTAATTCCATTCACTTTTGCAATTGCTTTTCGATTGGTTAAGCTTGTATCGGTAACGCCAATGGAAACTAATGCATCAACTAAACTAGTACTAGCACCCGTGTACTTTTTGTAATATACCGTACTTGTTGATGAAACAGAAGTAACTTTTGCAGATGCTTTCTTAGCCGTAGTAGATGAGGACTTACCATTTATCTCATATACGTACTCAACATGACCTATTTGTAGTGGCCTAGACGCATCGTCTCCAGCAAAAAGAATAGCGTCCCCAACCTTTAATACCTCCGGATTAGTAATGTGACCTTCTTTGATAGTTACTTTTACTGTCTCAAAATCTGACGAATTATAAACTCCAGCCGTATTTAGTAAACCAATAGAAATACCTGCTTTTTTATAAGCAGCACAACCAGAACTTGAACAGTCAGAATAATATTTTCCGTTATGGGCGGTAAAAACATACTGCCTAAGACTTTGACTGTAGGCGTTTCTACCTAGAATCGTCTTATAAGCATCATGGAATTTTTTTCGAATATCGTCGGTCATCTTCTTATGACGTTTTACAGCGACAATTCCTTTGTGTTTTCCATTTTTAGCAATACTCTTATACCGAGATGAAGAGTAGGTATTCAGATTTTTTGTAGATGGGGTTCCAGACCCATGGCCACAGATCACAACGTCTTTATCTGTCATTTAAAAACACATCCTTTCTACCCTTTACTGTTTGATTTAGCTCGCCTAGCAGCATTTAAAGCAGCACGTTGTCGAGCTTCTTCTCGTTTACTCATTTTGTTCTTAGGAGAATTTTTAATATTTACGACTTTAATTAGTGTTAGAAGTTGTTCTAAATGCCATTTCTGAAACTCCACTGGAATTTGCAATGCAATCATCCAATAATAGATTATTTCATTTGTTATGACATCATTTGAGCTTCTCGAAGCACCAATCAGTTTAGAGTCGTTAAATGTAGTTGCCGTCATTGGATTTTTAATATATGCAACGACCTCGTCTACTTTTTCTCCTGGAATGTATTTGTAAACTTCCGGATCGACTCCATGATTAATTGTCATACATTGGATGTAGTCCAAGATCTCCGGAAGCGTCTTTTCTTCTTTTCCAAGAAATGGTTTATGCCACTTTGACTCCCACTTCTTTATGGAGATTAAAGAATGCTCTAATTGAAGTTTTGTCTCTTTAACGTTAACGAACTCTTCCGTTCCGTCGGCCCTTTCAACATAATATTCATTCTCTGGTATAACTATTTCGAGCATTCTAAAACCCCCATTCTATTTTATTATCTATCGATGGAAACGACATTATCTTCTTTTTTTGTATCGGTTAGATAGTCCTGCATTTCATCGGGGATTCCATCTGGATTCTCCCTTATAATGCGCTCAATTTCATCAGAGAGCTCCTTTGGTACGATGGCATTAATAAAATCAGCCGCTTTCTTAGCATCCGTCACAAGCTCTGTGAACAATATGGAATATGCCTCGGTTTCCATAAAATCTCGTTTAATTTCGTCGGTCTTTTCAAATCTTCTACCGTCAAGAGATTTCTTACCGTAGGACATATAGATAAGATCTTCAAAGATCTCCATAATACGCTTTCCGTTACGCTCTTTACCAAGCTGCTCAATCACTTTATCCAATGTGTACCCACCAGTTGTAGTAAGCCATTTAATTACCTCCGCCTTTGTTAGGTTGAAGTAATGCTCTTCCTCTCTAATATTTCCATCGTAATCTTCGTACTTGATGACCTTCTTTAACATAATTCTTTTCTCCTTTCAAATTTAACAAAAAAAATCTATTCATTTTGAAATACGACGAGACCACCGAGAATTAACTCAATGACCCCGCCGTAAGCTGCTTATTTCATCGATTAACCATTAGCAAAGATGGTCTTTAACTCGTCTGGTAAAGGCAATCTAGGCTCTGTTCCGGCATCGCTGTCACCTGCGGCATCACTACCATAGAGAATCTTCTCCAAAGTAGCAAGCTTTGCCTGGTCAACCTTTGTTGAATCGATCGTAATACAAGAAATTGGCTTGAACGGCTTACCGTCCGAACCAGTTCCAGATACGTCAATCGGGGTTGTAGTAACCTCAAAGCTGAATGTAATTGCATCCGGACTGTCGTTGATAGACTCATACGCTCTCTCGGAAGGGGATGCGGAGCAGCCATATACCAAATGAAGTTTAAATCCATAATCTTCACCTTCACTGTCATTACCGTACTTAGTTCTGTAAGACAGACCAAAGGTATTACGCCTCTGCTGACCAAGAGTAACGCCATCTGCCAGGTTAGACTCACCATTGCAGGCCGCCCACTCATCCGGATAAGTATAGCACTCGATTGTAAGGCCGAATTCTTCAGCGCTCTTAAGATTTAAGTATTTCATGTTATCTGCATACAGAGCATTATCTTCTGCTCCGGAAGGGCTCTCGGAAATAGAGGTTAATCCATTCCAAGCAACTCCCTTTGGGTATGTTCCGTTAGATTGGGGATAAAGTACGCCATGGTCTATACCAGTTTCATAGGTCTTCTCACCGACTTGATCCCATTTTAATTTTGCCATAAAATTTCCTCCTTTTAAAAGTACAAAGTATAAACAAAGTGATTTAACCCGTCGGATTCATAGGTTCTATCAAATCCGCAATAAGGTAAAGATTCTTTTAGCCGATCTGGAATTTCACTATCTGGATCTTCATCGATTATCGTAATCCCCCACCGATTTCGCTTAATATATTGTATATTATTTGCAAAATTGGCATCGTCTCCCTCTAATGTATAGATAATACAAGGATACTTCATGCCTTTTGATGGTGGTCGAAAGTAGACATTCTTCGATCCGAGAACCCTGCATAATTTGTCATGTAGTTCAAGTCTCGTTCGCGCCATTATAGACCCCTCCAATCTCCAATATAAGCCGAGGGTAATTCACCTCAACACTGGAAACTGACCATTTTGTGTTATTCCATTCGACATATTTAATGGAGGGCCAATTATCATAAGCATAAAGATCGGCCAATATGCTAATCTGATTATTTACGGTGAATGTGTCATTCTGTGTATCAGATTTTTGGAATTTTCGAACGTCTCTGTAAATATCCCCAGTATAGATCTTTTCGACTAT